AAATTTCCCAAGACCCATGTGTTATCGTTTAGTGGTATTAGAACTGGAATATCCAGTGCGTGTCTTACATAATTAAATTCGTGTTTTGCCCACTGGTCTAATTTAACCAGCATTAGGTCTACAATTGCTTTACCTGCTTGTTTTTTTGTAAGTGACTCGGCCGTTTTCAATTTTTCTTGTTAATAGATTTTTGTTTACTAGTTGATTAGCCATTAATTGCTGTCGATCGTCCATATCACTTTTCGCCATGACAGGCGTGTCTTCGTCAAACTGTAAAAGCATATCTGCTTCTTCGTTTGTGATGGCAATACTTGGTCCGTTAGTAACTTCAATAATTTTCATTTTGATGCCAAATGAATTAATAAGCTGATAATGGCTGTAAACATAATACCCACTATCGTTGTGCCTATTGTGATAAGTTGTTTGTTAATCCCACCTGTCTTATTTGTGATAGAATCGCGGATCTCGACAATGTAATTTTCAATTACGGTCATTCTTTTGTCTAATGCTTTAATATTTTCGTCCAAAGCGGCATACCTTTCAGCGCAAAGTTCTACGTGCGCCTCAAGATTCTTCTTTTCAATATCGGTGGTTTTACTCATATACGTCCTGTATTTTTCGATGCGTTTGTTATTGTGCCTATTTGAGCCTAAAGAAGTGCCATGATGGTGCCGTAGCATCAATTTATATTTAGCTCAGCAGCTGGCATAAAATATATGTTTTTTAATGTGCCGTAGCTATGAAATATGGGCAACATGAATCTAGCTGTTTCATCTAAGCCTAAGATGACTGGCACTTGGTCAAAGTCTTCGTGCAATTGATCTAGTGTATAAACATCTTGTTGTTCGCTATGAAACTTGAATGCCCAAACCCTATGTTTGCCTTGATAAAAATCACCGAACATATGGGGGACAGAATCTTCTATATTTGTTACCAGATCTAAAACAATCGGGCCTTCATGTATAACAGGCTGTGTTTTTAATCCGAGGACTTGTAATACACTTTCCCAGTTGCGTTGTTGATCACGCTCCTTACTGTCGCCACGCTTGACGCCGGTTGCGGTGATATCAATTAGTGTAATACAGACCCATTGCATCACAATATTTATAGCCAACAAAAAAGGCAGAACGAATCTGCCTTTTTGTTTAGTATGAAAACTAATTAGTTACCAGCTGTTGTAACAAACTGTAGACCAGGTTGAGCAACCTTGACGCCAGTTAGGTTGACGCTGCTTACTGTACCTAGTGCAACGATGTTAGCTTGTAGGTCTGTAGAGTTCCATGCGCTCTCTTCAACGATAACGCTGATAAGACCGTTTGTAACACCACCAATACCTGCGCTAGAAACTTGGTATGCTAGCAATGTGCTGTTTAGACCAACAGTGCGTAGGATAGCTTCAACTGCTTCGCCTGTTCCTAGTGCTGTAGTGAAAGCAACGTTAGCGTTGATAGAGAAAGCCTGGATTGGCTTACCAATACCGGTGCTAATTGGCACGCCTAGAGAACTAGCTTCTGTGCTTAGTGCAATGTTGCCAACGCTGACAACGTTTTGTGCATTACCATTTGTACGTGTAAAAACTGCCATTTTATTTTTCCTTTAAATTGCTGCGAATTAACGCATAAAAATATTTATGCCTTCGCTAAAATTTCGGCTGATATCAGTCTTTTCTCCAGGATTTTGTTGCTGTAAAGTTGGCTCTACTAAACTCAATCCTGTCGACTAATTTAACTGCGCCGCCATCGTGGCCAATAGCAACAAATCCTTCTGGAGCAGTTACTTTATAGCCATCATCTGTTTTAATGAACGTGCCAATGTTTTCTATCTGCTTCATCTTGCTTAGGATAATACCTTTAGCTTCAATGATACGCTTATAGATAGCCAGTATCCCTAGTAAGATATTGCTATTGTTTTCCATGAACAGTTCTTTTTCAACAATCTTATCAATACGTGCAACAATGGGTTGCTTAATACCTGCTGCTACTAGTTGCGTGGAGATTGCTTTACGTTCAGCTTGGTTATGCACAGACATGTAGCGACTAATTAGTTCCATTTGTTCTGGAGTAAACTCGCTTTCCTTTGTGAACTTGTTAATTTCATCTTCCATCTTTGCATGGTAGAAACTTAAAAAGTTTTTTAAGAATTCTGTTGGGTTGCCAATTCTTGCACCTGCTTTGACCATGCTGTTAATAAAAGGTTTAATATAGAGTGCAAATTCTGTATGTTCTTCTGCACCAGTGGCTTTTACTCTGCCAGTGAAAATAATTCTATTAAAATCTTTTTCATTGATTTTACGAAAGGTAGATGCTGCGGCTGCAAGAACGCTTTTTAGTTTGTTGTCCTCTTCTGGAGTCAAACTAGCTCTGCCAGTCAAGTCTTTGTAGAATGCATCATCATACCATACACTTGATGTTGGGTTAAGTCCTGCAACACTAGCTCCAAAGCTGGCCTGCATATCAGGTAAACTTGTGCCTTCATATGCAGTATGAAAAATGATTCCTATCTTTGCTTTAGCAATTCTTGAACCCAATGCACTGTCTACTGGCACTGCATATGTAATGGTGTTGGGTGTAAACACATAGCACTCTTCTTCGCCACCTGCACCGTTAGGTAAAATTGCAGTGGCAACGTCGCCTGGCGTGAACAATAAGTCGCCCTGCAACACGTTGCCGATACCGAGTTTGCTTAAATGTTTTAATGCTTCTTTTAGTTTAGTGGCAAGACCTTCTTGCTCACTGTAAAACTTGTTAATGTCTGCTACGCTTTTGCAGACCTTAGGTTCTGTTTTTGCAAATACAGACTTTGTACCAACAAAGAACTGACCATCAGCAGGATCTGTTCCGCAAATAATAGCAGGAGCACCATCCCATTTAACAGTTACACGCACAGGATTGCCTTCGCCTTGACTAAACATTTTGCGAAGACCTTCCATGTAGTTTAGTGCTCGCTGTGCGCCAAGGTAACCTTCATTATAAACTAGGTCTTCTATGTGTTCCAAGTGAACGTTCTTACCTTGTGCCGCTTCGCACAATAGCCATGTTTTTGGTTCTTCTTTTATTTCAAATAGCTTCATAACTGTTGTATATGTTTATTTAAAAAGTCCCCTAGCTCTGGACTTACTTCTTTGACACTGCCCAAATAAACCCAGCGGTTGTTATTGTTTAATGCATAGTCTCTGTTTCTATATCTAAAAACAACTGGGCTGCTCGGATTAATTATCTGAACACCTGTATTAAAAGTAGGTATTGTTTGTGACTGTTGTTGTGCTTGCTGTGCTTGTTGTGCTGCTTGTATTTCAGCCGCCTGTTGCTTTGCTGCTAGTTTTTGATCTTCTTCTCTATTCTGTGCCAACCATTGCTCTGCGTTGTCTCTAATCTTTGCAATTTCTTCAAAGTATCTTTCAACAGATGTGCTGTTAATTTGGCTAGGCACTATTTCGTAAGGTAATGTTTTTAAAATATATTCTCTGACTTCGGGCGATTCATCTCCTGCAAAGAACTTTGCTGCAAATACTTGCATTCTTTGCTGAACATCGCGAATATTAAATGTCCTTGGATCGTCTAACTTAATGCCAAACTGTTTTAGATCTTCTTTGAAATCAGCCAATGCTCGTCTAGGTAGTTCACGCATCATTATTTCGCGCTTTTTGCGTTCGTTGGCAGATGCTCTTGCTGCTCGCTGTGATGCTGTGCCTACATCACCTGTACCGCCAGCCATACGATCTAAGCCTCTAATATCTCCAGTGGCAGCAATGCCAAGGCCGCGCCCCACTGCTTTGATGCCTTGACTAATAGGGCCTTCGTTTAAAATGTCATTTACTTTCATTTGAAATCCTCTTTACCCCTCTGCTGAATTTAGAGGAATCCTGCGCCCTGATACTGTTCAGTAATCTGCGCTCTAGCTCGTCTGCTTGTTCTGGGCTGTAGTTTTCGCGAATAAAATTGATAAGATTAATCGCGCCAGAGATAACATGATTGGCTCGTGATTCTACTAGATTTTCGCGGTCCTTGTGCAACCGCAACGAATCTAATTCTTCTAGTATACTTCTTGTCTTTTTTTGCAAAATACCGGCTCCAGATTAACTATATTTAGTAATTTCTATATCATTTAATCCGTAGATTTACGAAGTCCTGCTAGCATGTTCTTAAGTTTTGCGCTTTGAACTTCACCAGTAGCCTGTGCCGCAGGCTTTTCCCAAGCTGGCGTGCCTTGTGCTTCTTCACCTGGATCAGTGATACGCAGTGTATCGATATCATAATCCAAATCAACTTTCATACCAACACCACTCGAACTACGTGTTTTCATCAGCTGGATTTGATAACGTCCACGTTCACGCATTGCTCTGGATGTAAAGATACCAAACACGTTGTCTGCTGTGTTAATCTTACTAATACCACCCGAGATATGACTGTGGTCAAATTCAATTTCTTCAACTGCACTACGGTTCAACTGCGATGCTGTTACCATAATAACACCGAACTCTTTGGCTAAGTTACGCAACTCTTCGGAAACATACTTGTCCTTAACAAACAAGTCGTTAGGGCTAACCTTTGCGCTAACTGGCATAACAAGATCCAAGTAGTCAACCATAATAAAGTCTGCGGGCTTGCCTGTTTGCACTTCCAGTTCTTTCAAGTAAGCACGAATCATATTCACGTTACTTTGTGCTGGCATATACTTGATACGCAGACTGCCAGACTTCTTGCCCAACATGCCAATCTTAAGTTCAACTGTATCCAGTTCCTTAAACACATCCTTGGTGCTGACGTTTGCTGCCATGCTGTCAATACGCATAGCACACAGTTCTTCACTCAGTTCCAGACTCAAATAAACACCATTGAGTCCAGCAATGACCCAGTTAAGTGCAATGTTCTGCATAAACAAACTTTTACCAGAACCAGAACCGCCTGCAAAGATGTTCAGTTCGCCGCGATTCATACCACCAAACAAACGCTTGTCCAATGTAGGCCAGCCAGTGCTAACTTGTCCGTTATTGCTTTTGATCTTCATCAAACGAGCACGGGGATCAGCAAAGTAATCTGTGCCCATGTCTTTAGTAAGACTGATCTGCACTGCATCTTTGATTAGTTTTTCGATAGGATCAAACTCGCCCTTTTCAATCATGTCTGCGGCTTTAAGCACTGCACGTTCTAGTTCATACTTCTTAGTAAAGCCTTCAAACTCCTGCATGAACCAATCATAGTGATTGTCGCCTAAGTCTGGAATAGGCTTTAGTTCTGTGCCTGCTACTGCTTTGATTTGTTCAGCAGTGGGCATGGCCTTGTATTGGTCCACATGCTCTTTAATAAACTTTGCCGCTGTTCGTAGACTACGGTCAAAGTTATCTGGATTGTAAATGTTTTGCACACGCACATAACTTTCTGCGTTCTGCATCATCATTTCCAGAAACAGTTTTTGTAAATCTACACTGTATTCTTTAGACATCTAGTTCCTTTAATAATTTCTGTCTTATATTTTTGAATAAATCTTGCGA